GCCAGACTTGAAATCACGTCGTTAACGACAACGCACGAGGGCGACATCACCAACTGTGATGGGTCCGAAAGACGGTGGCATCGCGAGATGGTCATCGAACCAATCATCATGGGGCTTCTCGTTCCAGGGTACAGAGCGCAGATGCGCCACTACCTACACAACGAGAGGTCAGGCATGAAAGTTAAGATGAGCGAAGGATATAGTTATGAGACGGGCTGGGAGTTGATCTCCGGCACGTCTCTCACTACGTTCAAGAACTGTCTTAAGGTTGCGTTCGGAGACTATGTAGCGTTGCGCCGTTCGGGACTCGACCACGAGGTGGCGTTCGCGTGTCTTGGTGTGTACTGCGGGGATGACAGCGTGATGGTCGCGCTGCCTCTGGGGGGTCTTGCTGAATGCCGTGTTGAGGCTATGGCGGATCTTGCTATGGATCAGAAGCTAATCGTGCGCGAGATGCCGGATCCTGTTTCTTTCTTGGGGGAGTTTCACTACGACGCGTTCGTCGGCGGTGGCACCCGTCTGCCCGATTTTTGGCGACAGGCCGTTAAGGTCCATATGTCGTCTAATAAGGGGTCGGCGATTGCTATCGTCGCCGCGAACAAGGCGGCTGGCATGGTTGGCGGCGCTGCCGTCCACGACCCTTTGTTGGGGCCGTGGGCGGAGAAGGTGCTGCAGCTTGCCGGCGGCCGTGCGAATGTGGGGGAGATGACCAAGGAGGAGGCATGGAAACTGCAAAACGAGCGTGTGGTGTGTGGAAATCCTGCAGAAGTGCGAAAGCGCGTTAGACCGATGTGGAGTAAAGTCGTCGGCATTGATATGGGTGAGTTGGATAGCATCTTAGGGCAGATCGCAGCAGCGACAACCTTGGACGAGCTACCCCGCGGGGTGTTGGACAATGTCCTCACCGCAAAGGCGTGCTTACCGGGGATTGGGCCCGACGGTGCGTTGGTGGAGCCTAGCTCTGCCCCCCCCATTGAAAATGCCGAAAGACAAGAAGAAACAAAAGAAAAACGCGAACCGCGCGACCCCGGGGGTCGTCGTGGCAGGGGTGGGCAAGTCAAAACACGCCCGCGCCCGCCGCGCACGGATCCCCAACCAGCTGCCGTCGGGCAAGTACAGCGCCGCGCTGACCCACCCTTTCGCAAGGGCGTCAGAGGGCGCGCGCGTGCCTGACGGATGCTTGCTGTCGACTACGTCGTTGGTGTTGCCCCTACGCATCCCGATCTCGTCTGATTCGAACGGTAACATAGACATAGCCTGTTTCCCGTCGCTAGCGACGGCCGCGATAAGCACTAGGTCGAACCTTCAGACCGCGTACACCATGGTGTGCGCCGGTCCCACAGGGTTTACTACTGCCAATGTCGGGTCGGCCGCTGGCTTCGACGTAAACGCTTTGTCTGCAAGTTACTGGACGTATCGGATTGTGGGTTGGGGCGCTAGGCTGCGCAGCACGACGTATTTCTCCGGCCCCGGTGAGTGGCTTGGTGCTACGCTCCCCTTGGAGGGCTTGGTCCCCGCGACTAGCTTGCTAGTGCCTGGTGTGATTGACCCTGGTGGTACCACGCGACCGATCCCGAGTTACGCGGGAACGTTAGGTGGTCCACAGGACACACTGGCACAGTATTTGCTGTCGCTTGGACTGCCCTACTCTGGCAGCGGAAACACAGCCACTATCGACTACACCAAGATTCCTACCATGCCTACACACGCGAACATCTCCGCCGCGCAAGCGGCGGCGCGAGGGTTACACGTCCGATCGTTTCCATACGGTCCGGACGCGTATCGCTTCAAGAAGATGACGTTTGTTAGTACTGGAACGGACTCGGCGGATGTGGCCACCGTGTCAGGTTATACAGAGCCCGTACAGCAGTATGGCGTTAACATGGACCCATGGAAAGTGGGCGGTTTTGAGTCGTTGCTCTTGTGTGGGACGGGTTTTGCACCCTCGTCCTCGCAAGGCACGCTCGAACTCGTCTACCACGTGGAGGCCACGTTTAACCCAAATATTGCGCAGTTGGCCCGACCAGCGTGCTACCCTCAACCGGTAGCAATGTGGAACACCAGCGTGCACTCGCCTCTCTGACACACGTCCCGAAGATTTCATTCTCGGACGTTGTGCAGAAGGGGGAGGACATGCTGCTTGGATACATTGAAGACCGGGCAGGTGCAGCTATGCAGTCAGGGCTCGACAGCATGTACGGGGCGATGTCGAGACTTGTGATGGCGGGGGGATAGGTCCTCACGACGCT